CCGTATAGGTCAGGCTGGTGATCGAAACCTGCTGGCCCGCCGAAATAACGACGCTGTTGAGCGTGATGTCACCGCCGCCACCCGTCGCCGTCACCGAGCAGAGCACGATAGCCGTGCCGCCGCCCTGGCGGAATTCAGCCTTGGCCACCGTGCCGCCGACCGCGCTGCTGTCAGCCGTGATGGCGGATGCCGTGGCAACGCCGCTCGACGCTGCGCCGAATGCCGGGTTGGAGAACGTCAGCGTCGCGACCGTGGTGCCGCCGCTCGTCTGCATGATGATCTTGCCGGGCGGCGTGTTGAGATCGATCTGGTCGACCACATAGTCCGCAATACCGCTGCGAGTTGCCGCAGGATGTGTGACCGCCATACCCTATTCCTTTCCGACGACAATCGCCTCGGGACCACCTTCGACGACCTTGCCTTCCGCAATCCACTTCGCGACCAGATCACGTAGCCGGTCATCTGCCGCCGCATAACTCATGCCGGCGGCATACTGGCTCTGCGTTTCCTCCGAGAAGAAGTCTTGCACGGCGGTGAAGCGCATCACGGCATCGCCAGCGTGAACGACTTGAGCCGCACAGGCGCGCCGCGGTAAATCCTGGTAGGGTGCAGTTTGACCACCGCGTCAGAGTTGATATCGCCGATGTCACAGTCGAGCAGTTCCTCGCCGCCCGCCGTGACGATGCACGCCTTCACGGCAACACCTTCGGCAAGCGCGGCATCTTCCTCGGCGATCGGGTTGAACTCGATGGCACCGCCGGTAGCAACCTGTGCCGCAGGATTGCTCAGCTTCAACACCGCAAGCACCTTGTCGTCGCCCGCGCGCAACTGGATGCTGCCGCCGTCCATCATGCCGGCAAGAACATCGAGCATCGCGTTGCTCGCAGCTTCAGACAGACCGACGATCACGTCTGCGGCTCGTCGTAGATCAGTTTGTAGCCGCCGCTGTCGTCGCGCTCGATCCGGCTCGGCCGCGGTGGCGGCAACGGTGACGCCGATGGCGGGGCATTCCGCTGCACAATCGGCGGCGACTCGTGCAGCAGATGGATGGCGGTCTTGATCTGCTCGGCAAGCGCGGGCGGTACCACGGCGGCCGCGGCGATACGATTAGACAGTTCGGCATCGACATAAGTCTTTACCGCCTCAAATCCGCGATCAAATGCGTCTTGCAGATCCATCACGCGGCCCTCGCAAATAGCTTGATGGTCCGGTCGAGATTGATGGCCTTGACTTCCTCGGCTGGTTTAGCGGCGGGTTCATCCGCTGTTGGGACCGGCAGTGCCGGTGTCTTCGGCGCCCATGGGTCGGCCTGCGCATCGCGCTTGGCCAACGCGGCCAGGCTGTAATTCTGCTCCTGCAGGTATGGGGACTCGCCGCCATCGACCGGCTTAAGGTCGAGCTTGCTGCGGCCTTCGTTCGGCGCCATCACGCCAGCGCCGATCGCATCGCGAATGGCAGCAACCTGAGTGGTGCTGTCCATGCGCAACAGTGTTTCGGTGTCGAACTCGGTGCCGAGACTGTTGCCCCAGCCGATGCCGAGCGCGTGGTCGAGCAGCTCCTCGGCCTCCTCAATGTGCGACTGCAAGGCCTGCGAATAGTATTCGACGTTGAGCGCCTGCACGTTGTTGTAGGAGGGCAGGGCACCGACGCCGACCTTGTACGGCGGCACGTGATAAACGCTGCACACCACCTCGGCCGACCATTTCAGGCTCTCGACCATCTGCCCTTCGACGTTGGTCATCGCGATCTTCTCGTACTTCATGCCGTTGTCGAGGATCGCAACGCGGCCAAGATTGATCTTGGAAAAGTTCTGTTCCCACTTCTGCTTGATCGACTGTGCGACCTGATCGCTCACCTCGGCGGGCGCGGTGAGAATACCGCCCGGCATCGAGGAATTCTCGAACAGCAGCGCTGATGCCTTCTGCGCATTCAGGCCGAGCATCGAGGCCAGCCCGCTCGCAAAGACCGGCGGCACGCCGCACAGCGGATGAAACATGCAGTTCATGCGGTCGTGGATGATCTCGCGCGCCGGAACGGTGATCTCGCCGGTGCTTGCGAGATTATCCCGGCTGATACGATAGAACACGCTGCCATCGTCGGCGACGAGTGGCTGCACCCGCGTCGGATCGAGCACGTGCAGTGCGGTGACGACGTTACGGTTGTCGCGCACCTTGAGAATATAGGCGTTGCCGCGGGACAACTTGGACAGCATCCAGGTTTCCCAAAACTGGTTCCTGCTTTGGTAGTCGTTGGGTCGGCGCAGCACGGGGCTGAATGCCGGGTTGGTCGTCTCCGACCAGATATCGTTGGCATCCTTCTCGACCAGCTTGACGCGCATCTTGGCAATGTCGCGGGCGATCAGCGTCTTGCACGCAAAGTCTGCATGAAACGATGCCGCGCTGTCGGTATTGATCGGAAGATTGCGCTGCCAGGCACCAGGATACGGCTCGTGAATGACCGGATACCAGCCGCGCGTACTACCGGAGGGCACAGCACTGAGCGCCTTCTGGCTTTCACCCGTGAACGGGATCGGCAGGCCGAGAATGCGCATCAGTTCATGACTCGGCTATGATTGTAAAAGTGCGACCAGCGGTCTGTATCACCGGGCCAAAGCGAGAACCCGAGCGGAATTTCATCCACCCGACATTGGCAGGCAGCAGTTCAACCCGGATGACCGTTCCTGGTACGACGTTGAGCGTGACCTCGCGGGTGTTCTGGTCGACGAGATCACCATAAGTATTGCCGTCATAGGAAATCAGGAACGAGAGCAGTGCGGGTGTCCACCCGGACGGCATATGGCAGAACGCGGCGTCACCGGCAGATAGATCGATCGCGTTGGAAATAGATTGGCCGGCGGGGATCGTTGCTGTGACGACGATACGAGGCATTGGTCAATCCCCGCCGGTTGTCGCTAGTTAAGTCTTCGGCTCTGACCGAGGCCTTGAGAATGACCGACCCTCCTCCGGCTCCTTGGCCAACACAGATTTGGTGTCGTAGCCCAGGGGCACGTTGGCCACGACCGTCTTTCTGATGACGGTCGGCCCGCTGCCGTCAGGCTCCTTCTCGTCAACCTGAATGCCGAGCCGGGCAAGGTCGTTTTCCTCCTGCGTCGGCGTCGGTTGCGCCGAGTCCATCCGCTCCATTGCTTCCTCGTTCGCAACGGCGCGTTCCTCGCGTTGCTCCTGCAGCATTGCATTAACGTCGGGGCTGTCTTTGGTTTTGCGAAGTTCCTTAGCCATATGATGGCCTCCTGTGTTCATAGAGAAAAAGAGCAAGCCGCATTGGCGCGGCCTGCTTTCGCTTGGAGGATCGATCAGATCAGTTCCAGGTCATTGTCTGGGTCCAGGCGACGACGCCTGTCCGACGCATACCCCAGTTGATGTCGAGCAGCATGCGGACGGCAAGGCAGTCCGTCTGCCAAAGACTGCGCACGGGCGCGGCCACAGTGTTCGGCGAACCGGCGGTGCTGATCGCCAACGGCGTCGTGTCCTCCATGTGGATCGTCGCCTGATCCGAAATGTCGAAGCGAGGAGCGTCGCCCGTCACGCTGACAAAATCCCCAGCATCAACCAGGAGCATCGTATCGGCCGTGACGTTGCTGCTGGAGATGACCGGATAGCCTTGCAGCGTTCCGCCCGTCAGCTCTGCCTTGAACGGGAATTCGCCGCCGCCCGCCGTGGCAGGCAGTAGCGAAGCCGCCAGGATATCGCCTGGGTTCATGATCCACACAGGCGACCGCAGATTGCCGTTCGTGCCTGTGATCAGCGCCGAAGTCAGCCCGCGGATATCGCCGATCAGCGCATTGATGCCGCCGGCCGCCGTTGCCGTCGTGGCGGCGACACCTGATTTCAAGCCGGCCGGCCGGGTGGTCGTGGCCGCCGTGGCATCGAGCAGCACCGAGTCAATCGCAACCGCGGTATCCTCGACGATGGCCTGCCGGATGAGCTCCATAATCGAGGGTGTGGAATGCTCCACAATGTCTCTCGTCATGGAGCTGATCACGCCCATTTTCTTCGGCGTGAAGGTGATTGCGGTGAACGCTCCTTGCCTCACAGGAATAGGCGATCCCTGTGCGACAAACGATCCGGCGATCGTCGGTGTGCTCGACCGTGTCGGCATCGACACGATGCCAGCGCGGCCAAAGGTGAATTTTCCGCCCCGCGATGCCAGTGCCGGATAAACCGAGTTCGGCATCAGCGCAGCGAAGAATTCCGTGATCGAAGTTGCGACGAGCTGGCTCGCCCAACCCGAGGTCACGGTATCGGCAGGCACCGTCGCCGAGCGCGTGATCACGTTGAGCACGGCGCGCGTCGGTTCGTCGTCGCCGTATTCCTGCTTCATCACGTCGTATTGCGATTGCTTGGTGAAGTGTCCCTTCACCGCGCAGACCAGCGAACGCCACACATAATCCTCATACGGGATTTTCTTGGGCGTCGGTTGCGCCCAGACGGTCAGGCCGCCGCGCGCAAGAGATCCCTCGTGAGCGGTTTCGGTCTTGGTTACCGGCTTGGCCTCGACCGCCTTGTTCTTCTCGATCTGGCGCAGCCGCACCAGGTCCGCATCGATCGACTTGATCTCCTGATCGAGAGTGTCGATCTCTTCTGCCTCGGCCGCATCGGTGGTCCGATCCTCGTCGAGACTCTTCTGCATCACGGCTTCTTGACGCGCGGCGCTAGCCATGCGCTTCGCTTCAAGCGCGCTAATTTGTTCAGCTATCGTTTTCATTTTGGTGCCCTCCAGGGCAACCGCCTTCGCCAAGGCTACGGCGGTCATGATCGGTTGAGATCGTCCGGAGGCGCCCGGTGGGTTGAGACGCACGACACCGCGAGCTTGCTGGCCTGACGCGGCCCGCTGCGCGGTGTCGAGAGATCGGATGGTCGTGATGGTCGCAGTGCTATTCGCCGGTATGGTCACGGCCGAAAGCTCGAGCCAATCCCACTTCTTGAAGCAAATGCCTTTCGTTGTCGGGATCATTTCATGCTCGATCGACTTGAAGCCGATCGAAAGACCAGGAACCAGGCCAGCCTTGATCAATGACCAGGCGCGGTCGATCTCAGCGGTGACGCCCTTGGCGATCTGCGCAACGATCTCGATGCCGGCTTTGCCGACCTTGGCATGCGTGACATGGCCGATTGGCTCATCGCTGCGGTGCTGCCAAAGTAGGGGTATCGGCAACTTAAACTGCGCACCCATCGGCTCGACGACGTCGTTCATACGGTCAGCCGTGGGCGTCGTAGCCCAGCCGGTGATCGTGCGCGCGTCCTCGTCCACCCCCTTAATTTCAAGGAGTGAGTAGGCTCGGTTGAGCATGGGATGATCCTTCAGGCGAACTTGCGCCGCCGGTAACGCACCAAGCCCCACAAACTGATTGCCGCCGCCAAAAGGCCCGGCAGTCCCGCGCCCGCGACGGGACCGGGAACGACCTGCGGCACGAGAAAGAATGAGTCGGGACCGTCGTTCGCGCCCGAGATACGCGCGTAGAAAATCAGCTGATCACCCGCCTGGATGTCGGTGCCGAGGTTGATGTCGAAACCTGACAGCGTGTAGTCGGGAAATCCGGTGCCGTTGTTTTGCGACGGGATCAGCGCTCCGCCCGGCTGCAGCAAGGAATACTGCGCCAGCACTGTGTGCTGCGTCAGGTTCAACAGCGCAAAAGCTTCCAGCGTCTGCGGCGTACCGGTGTCGTTGACATCGATGCCGATGGAGAATGTCAGGTTGGGATCGCCGTTGGCGGCCAGGAAAGCCCGCAGGAACGAGCCGTCGTAGGGCAGCCCCACGGTGTCAACGCCGGGATTGCCGCCGCCAGTCACGTTGGTCGAGAAGAAAATCGCGTCCGACAGGTTGCCCGAATTCTTGAAGTTGGTGTAGCCGAAGTCGGCCTGCTGCTGCGGCTGGTTATCGCCGCAAATGATGCACGGTGTATTCAGCGGCTGGTTGCCGCCCGGCACCGTCTGCTGCAGCGTCAGTGTCGTGCCGGTGTTGGTCCAGAGCTGGCCGCCGAGGATCACATCGGCAGAGGCAGGAGCAGACAGCGCGCCAAGCAGGGCCGCCGCCAATAGCAAGCGTCGCATGGTGGTATATCCTCTGGTTGGTAGTTTCAGGCGAAATGCAGGTGATACTCGGGCTTCCGGTTCGGGTTCAGCCCCATCAGGTGCGCCGCGTTGAACAGAGCCATGGCCGGATCAACCTTGCCGTAGCCGCTCTCGTCGCGCGCGATCCGCATCGCAGTCGGTGTCGGCACCACCTTGATGTTACCAACGCACCACGCCATCAGCGCGCTGCCGCCGTGCCGGAAACTGTAGTCGGCTAGCTTGATCTCGATCGTCTTCACCGCGCCCATCAGCCCGATGCCCTGGCGCACCGCATCCAACTTCTCAGCGTCCTGCGTCACGCCGATCTCACCAAGCGCATCGACAATCGCACCAATGCCCGCGGCATCCACACCGACCTGCGCCAATAGCCCGAGCTTCTGCACCTTCTCGACCAGATCCACGACGAACTGGATATTGAGCGGCTGCGCGACCGACAGCGTGTCAGGCCGCATGTAATTAAACTTGGTCAGGGAGCCCTCGCGCTCGAACGCATCGTACTGCGCCGCGTTCGCCTTGCGCCGCTCGATCCCGATGTCGCTGATCAAAGCATGCGCCCAGCCGAGCCAGCGCTTCGTCCCGCGCTCGCGCCCGATCAGCCCGACGCCGAGCAGATCATCCAGGCCGCCGCCGTCAACGCCGATCGTCACCACCTCCGACCGCGCCAGGATTTCGTCGAGCGTCAGCCCCACCTCGATGCCGCGCTCCCAAACCTCCGCGCCGGCCCAACCGTCCGAACGCAACGAAATCCCAATCTGCACGTTGAAGTGCTGCGAAGCAATCAGCGCCAGAGACGACGCACCCTCCTCCTCGGCACGCATCACCTCACGCGCCAAAAAATCCTCGTTGGTCGAACGACCTAAATTAGGATTAACCAGCGGCCAATATTTGCGTTCTTTCCATCCATTGTTTTTTGCCAGCCGTTCGGGCAACTCGTAGAGCACCGGCAACATCGCCATCTTGATCTTGCCGTCACGCACCTTGCGCGCCATCTCAAGCTCAGACGCAAACACACCAGATGGTGGCTGCTTGCTCTGCGTCGTCGTCTGAAACAGAAACCCGTCAGGCCGCTTCGTCAGCGCACCTCGCAGTTCGATGAATATGTCTTTCGCATTGCCCTTCTTCGCAAAGACATGCGTCTCATCGATCATGGTCCCGACAGCTTTACTGCCAGTAATTACGTCAGTGTCCGCCGCCTTGATCGACAACGTTGCGCCGGTCTGGGTATGCGTGATCCTCCGGATATGGTCTTGCACATGGCAAAAGCCATCCAGATCCTCATCCAGCCTGATCGTGCCCTTCGCTTGCTTGAACGCAATGCTCGCAATCTCAATCGTCGGCGCGATAAACAGAAACTCAGCCTCGGGTCGCTGATTGAGAATGAACGCCGTCAGCATAACGGCGCCGCCGTTCGACGACTTGCTGTTGCCTTTCGGGATGAGCTGGAAAAACTCGTTAATCTTCCGAACGTGCGTCTGCGGATCGTATGACCCAAACAGCGCCGCAACGATCGGAAAGAACCACTCGCCGCACGCATCCTCCATTCGCGGCGTGCCAATCACATCCGGCAGCCGCAGACGCTTGAACACCCGCAGCGCCAGGTCCGCCTCGTCCTTGAACAACGGCAAATCCGGAACTAACGACT